TTCAGGGAAACAGGGTTGAACATAAATTTTTCCATGACGACGATATGTTTGTAGAGGTGGAGTCATCAGATGTCAGTACCTAAATTTAAGAACATGGCAGAAGTTATGTCTTTTATTGAGAACGAATATGATCCTTGGATTTCGCCTATCATTGAAGACTACATGTCCGAACCAAACGAAGGTGGACATCTTGACGTTGACGATCTAAATTATTTCCTTGAAACTGAAAAACTTGTAATGGAGAAAGACTATGAAGAATGGATTAAAGACACCTATCACGCAGCGAGTCGATGAGTTGATGGCAGAGGGTAAAGCCTCTCGCCGCAAAGCATGGGTAATGAGTGAGATACTTGATACTATCTTTCACGAAAGCGGCACCGATGCAGCCTTCTGTCGCGACGAAGCCCGTCGGTATATCATGGATTACTGTGGATTAACTGAAGTGGTGTCCAATGGTGATGCCAAGTTAATTAACTATCTTGCCAAGCACAACCATGGCTGATAATATAATTCATGTAGACTTTTCTAGGCCCACGGAGCCAGAGCGATTGAAGGTTCCGTGGGATGCTGTTAGAAATTTTGTATTTTCTTTTAACTACAACCCTGATGACTTCGATGAGTTGGTTGAGTTTATTTACGAAGCATTTGATGTTGAAGTTATAAACGTGGAGCATTAGAAATGGAAACTAACGTACAGTTTAGCAAGACATGGGCTATGCCTAACCATAATACATTTAGCATTAAACCTATCAAAGAGTTTGTTGCTAGATGGACGCTCGGTGCGGATGTAATCGTTGATCCGTTTGCGCGTGACTCACGAATAGGAACAATCACCAACGACCTAAACCCAGAGACAGATGCTCAGTATCATATGAAAGCAGAAGATTTTCTAAATTGTCTTTTAACTCAAGGTGTTGAGGCTGATGTCGTGTTGTACGATCCACCCTATTCTCCCCGACAAGTCAGTGAGTGCTACAAAATAGCAGGGCTTGAGGTTACACAGCAGGATACACAAGCATCGTTCTATACTAAAGCAAAAGATAATATAAAACCTCTTGTGAAAGACAATGGTATTGTGTTATCCTTTGGGTGGAATAGTACAGGAGTAGGTAAGGAAGGATTTATAACAGAAGAAATAATGCTTGTCTCACACGGTGGAGCGCACAACGATACGATCTGTGTAGCACAGCGTAAGCAAGATAACTCACAAGGAGAACTACTGTAATGAATAAAGTATGGATTGAAATCGAACGCGACGCCAACAAATCTATCAACCACAAACGCGCCGAAAAATTTACCGACCTGCTTGCTAATCTCGGCTCAACAAAAAAGGTCTGGTTCAATGAGGAAATCAATCAATACTGCCTCGTAACCGACAGGGCGGGGAGCTTTTTTGAACTAGAGAACAACGGTTATTGGTTTAATCTTGATGAGTTTTTAGCGCAAGGAGAACAACTATAATGAACATTGAAGGAAAAGTCTGGGGCAGTACCTGTCCTCTGTTACAAACACCAGCTATTGAAATCCATCAGATTAGGATTGATATGGGCGGCTTTTGTAGCACACATGCACATCAAAGTAAGATCAATGCTTTCTATGTCTTGGAAGGCGAGTTAATTATTAGACGGCATAAGGACTATGGCTTGGTAGATGAAACCCATTTGTTTATGGGAGATATGTGTGTGGTTCCTGCTGGAGAGAAGCACTCTTTTGAAGCCTGTCAGGAAACCAAAGCCCTTGAAATTTATTGGGCAGAATTAAATCACACAGATATTATTAGGGACAATGTAGGTGGCATGATATAATGAAATCTCTTAAAAGGAGATTGCTATGTCATATATTATAGTACAAATTCCTACCAACCTAGACCTAGAAGAAACAACCCCATTGGTTGCAGACGATGGAGATACCATCGAAAAATTTGATACCCAAATGGAAGCAGAGTTGTTCATGGACGATGTTCTAAAACCTTTCTTTGGGGATCAGCTACACGATCTACACGTTCTAAGGATACACTAATGATTAAATATATTTTAAGTAGTTTGTTACTGCTTATGTTAGTAACACCAGCTAAAGCAGAAGAGGAGCGCACATGTTTAGTTGAGGCAGTTTACTTTGAGGCTAGGTCTGAAACCTTTGCTGGTAAGCTGGCAGTAGCTAATGTAATTCTTGAAAGGATGTATGATAAAACTTTTCCTAATAGTGTCTGCGAAGTTGTAAAGCAGGGCATGTATTGGGAAGGCAACCCAGTTAGAAATAAATGTCAGTTCTCTTATTGGTGTGATGGTAAGACTGAAAGGATGAGGAATATCAAAGCACTAGAAGAGGTTGTTAAGGTAGTTAATATGGCACTTGATGGTGTACTGCTTCGAGATACCCTTGGTGCTACACATTATCATGCAGTATATGTATCACCTAAATGGGCTATGGCAGATAACTTTTTTCTGCTGGCTGTGGTAGGTGAGCATGTATTTTATAGACGCGAACTATGTTGTTAGGAAGGGACATGAATGACGCACAGAAAATACTAAAGCTTGAGCAGTATATAACTGTACTCAAGAAAGCCCTACAAGATAAGGACGAGACAATTAAAAAGTTACTTGCAGAACATTCAATAAACAGGAGTAAGTGGGCAGAGTAATGGCAAAAAATCTATGGCAAAAAGAACGTAACCATCTGTTTCGTAATCTTACTAGACAGTATAGCGAAGAAGGATACACAGCGAAGGAAGCTAAAAAGCTTGCCAAGGAAGAGATCAACGAGATTATGGAGGACAAAGAAAACTTTATAGATAATCTATGGGGGGAAACTTTTGATGAACGCTGACCCATCTGAAACAAAAGCATGTAGTAAATGTAAAGAAGATAAGTTATTAACTGAGTATCGGCCCGATCCTCGTGTATCGCATGGTTTACAGGCTGAATGTATAGCATGTTATAGAGAAAGAGACTTAAAATTTAGAAAGGAAAGACCTTTTGATCGAAGATGTGTTAGTGTTAAAAGACAAGCAACTAAGAAAAAAGTACCTTTTAATTTAACAGCAGAATACTTGGAGTCTATTTGGACAAAAAAATGTCCTGTTCTTGGATTAGAATTAGATATTGATAGCGGAAAGACAAAAGATAATTCAGCACAAATAGATCGTCTCGTGCCAGCTAAAGGATATGTAAAAGGAAATGTTTCTTGGTTATCGTTTAGAGCTAACCGATTAAAGAGTAACGCAACAGCAAAAGAACATATGAAAATTGCACAATGGATGTTAGGACAACTGAATGACAGTTAAACTTATAGATTATATGGGTAATGATATTACTGTTGCAAACGCAGCGCGAGTATCATTCAACAAACGATCACCCAAAAGCAAACCAATTTCTGACAAAGATATTAAGTTAATTAACTATCTTGCCAAGCACAATCACTGGACACCGTTCGGCCATTGCTCTGCACAGTTCCACATGAAGGCTCCTATCTTTGTAGCTAGACAGTTAGGCAAGCATCAGGTAGGCTTGGTGTGGAACGAGGTGAGCCGTCGCTATGTGTCTGATGATCCAGAGATGTGGGTTCCTGAAGAGTGGCGCAAAGCTTCAGAGGATAAGAAGCAAGGCTCTTCAGATGAGTTAGTTATGTCGCAGCAGATTGTAGGCGGCAAGTATAAAGATGCAATATGGGAATGTTTTCAAGTATATAAATCCTTACTAGATTTAAAGGTATGTGAGGAACAGGCTAGGGCAGTGTTGCCACAGTCTACCATGACTGAGTGGTACTGGAGCGGTAGTATAGCTGCCTTTGCTAGGGTATGTAAGCTGCGTCTTGCAGAAGATACCCAACTGGAAACTAGAATCATAGCGCAGGAAATGAACTCGTTACTAAAGAAACAGTTTCCTATTTCGTGGAACGCTTTAATTAACCAACAAGAGGTTTAGAAATGGAACAGTTGTTTGCAATTAGATATTCAAATGGTGTAGTATTGTCTGCACAAGATGACTTTAAGAAGCTAGAAATGCTAGATCAAATAGAAACATTAGTTACAATCGAAAAAGAAATAGCAGAGTATCGTAAAGAACTTATTAGAGATGCTTGGAAAAATCACCAGAGGTCTTTGTAATGAATAAGAAATGGAGAGTACAGAATACAAAAACAAAAACTATAGTAGCCACCTGCGATACAAAAGGAGATGCAAAAGAGACGCTTGACTTTCGTAACACATTATGTTACGCTCTTAATATAGATAGTAAAAATCTTTACTCAATTGTTTTCCAATAGCGAGTAACCCATGTCAGATACAGCAACTTTTGTAAGGCACCTTCCATGTGAAGCGTGTGGGTCTTCTGATGCCAACTCATTGTATTCAGACGGCCATCAATACTGTCACAAATGCGAAGCATTTATACCAGCCGATGAGGAAATAAGTATGCAAACAAATACAGTAGTAGCTATAGATAAATCAAAACCAATGAACAGTTATAACAATGCAGTTATATCTGACCTTGGTGATCGAAAGATTACAGCAGAGACTGCCAAAATTTTTGGGGCGTCGGTCATTAAAGACAACGCAAACATCACACACCATTTGTATAACTATCGTGGGCCAGATGGCGAGGTGATCGGTCGAAAGATTAGGTCTACTGCCGACAAGAAGTTTTGGTCTGAAGGCAACCTGTCAGGTGCAGGATTGTTTGGGCAGCATTTATTTACTCGCAAAGCAAAGTACGTTACCGTATGCGAGGGTGAACTAGATGCTATGTCTGCGTATGAACTGCTCGGATCAAAGTGGCCCGTAGTCTCACTAAAGAATGGTGCAGGGGCAGCAGTTAAAAACTGTAAGGAACAGTTTGACTTTCTTAATATGTATGACAGCGTTGTATTATGTTTTGATAATGACAAAGAAGGCAGAGAAGCAGCCACTAAGGTTGCTCAACTGTTTGAGCCTAACAAGTGTAAGATTGTCACCCTTGATATGAAGGATGCCAATGAGTATCTAAAAACAAATCAACGACAGAAGTTTGTAGATACATGGTGGGCTGCTAAATCCTATACACCAGCAGGAATTATCAATCTTAGTGATCTTGGTTCTTCGCTGTACGACGAAGCGTACTTTGAGACTGTGGCCTACCCTTGGTCCAAGCTTAATGAGAAGACGTACGGTATGCGTACAGGTGAGTTAGTCACGTTCACTAGCGGTGCTGGCATGGGTAAGAGCAGCATCATTAGAGAACTGATGCACTACATTATGGGCAACACTAAAGCAAACATTGGTGTACTAGCTTTGGAAGAGAGTATCCGAAGCACTGCCTTTAACATTATGTCTGTTGAAGCTAATGCTCGACTATATATTAAGGAGATTAGAGATCAGTTTACACAGGAACAACTAAATGATTGGCAGGAAAAGACGGTAGGAACGGGTAGGTTCTTTGCCTTCGATCACTTTGGTTCTATCTCTAACGACGAGATACTGGATCGTGTACGGTACATGGCAAAGGCTTTGGACTGCAAGTGGGTGTTCCTCGACCATCTATCTATTCTAGTTTCTGGGCAAGAGGACAATGGAGATGAGCGTAAGTCTATTGATATTCTTATGACCAAGCTACGTTCTCTTGTTGAAGAGACAGGCATTGGCTTGCTACTGGTCAGCCACCTACGTCGCCCATCAGGTGACAAGGGGCATGAGGATGGCCGTGAGGTGAGCCTGTCGCATCTACGTGGGTCAGCATCCATCGCTCATCTAAGTGATAGTGTGATAGCCTTGGAGCGCAATCAACAGGCTGATGATCCAGTAGAAGCCAACACAACTACACTACGTATTCTAAAGAACAGATATACAGGAGACACAGGAATAGCTACGCATCTTCATTATGATAATCAAACAGGTCGCATGACACAGATTGATAATCCCTTTGTTGAAAATGAAGACAATCAGGATATTCCTTTCTAGATATGAAAGCTATTGTAGATATTGAAACAGATGCTATTGATGCTACAGTTATCCACTGCATCGTAGCCAGAGACTATGACAACGGTACTGAGTGGTCATGGGTAGGTGAGGAGTGTCGCGAGTTTGCAACGTGGTCTAAGAATGTAGAGCAATTTATAATGCACAATGGCATTAGCTTTGATGCACCTGTCTTGAACAGACTAACAGGTTCTACAATACAGCTACGTCAAATCCGTGACACCCTCATTGAATCACAGTTGTATAACCCAATCAGAGAAGGCGGTCACTCCCTCAAAGCATGGGGTGAGCAACTGGAGTTTGCAAAGATAGAGTTTCAGGAGTTTGAATACTACACACCTGAAATGCTAGAGTACTGTAAGCAGGACGTTAGGCTTACACATAAGGTTGCACAGCATCTTGATAAAGAGGGTGCTAAGTTTTCTAGTAAAAGTAAAAGACTAGAGAACTGTGTACGTGCAATCGTAGATCAGCAGGAGAAGAATGGCTTCACACTTAACCTTCGTGGTGCTATGCTCTTACTGTCTGAGTTGCAAGAAGAAGAAGACAGCTTGGTTGCCAAAGCTACTAAGATGTTTCCACCAAAAGAGTTACAACTAAAAACAAAAGTAAAGTACATTCCATTTAACATAGCTTCACGTAAACAGATTGCAGAAAGACTGATGGAGAAAGGTTGGAAACCTAAACATCACACAGACAAAGGCAATGTTATTGTCAATGAAGAGACATTGAGCCATATTAAAATGCCTGAAGCTCAGATGTTTAGTAGGTTCTTTTTGCTACAGAAGCGTACAGGAATGTTAAAGTCGTGGATCAAAGAGTGCCACGACGACGAGAAGGTTAGAGGCAGGGTGATGACGCTCAAAACTGTGACGGGTCGTATGGCTCACAACAGTCCTAACATGGCTCAAGTCCCTGCATCTTACAGTCCCTACGGCAAAGAGTTTAGATCGCTGTGGACTATCTCTGATCCAGAAAAGTACAACCTAATAGGTACAGATGCTTCTGGACTAGAGCTACGCTGTCTTGCACACTACATGCGAGACAAAGCATACATCAATGAAGTAGTAAATGGTGACGTACATACAGCCAACATGAAGATGGCAGGGCTAACCAATAGAGACCAAGCAAAGACATTTATCTACGCATTCCTATATGGTGCTGGTGCTGCCAAGATTGGTAAGGTTGTTGGTGGTGGGTCTGCACAGGGAAGAGACCTTATAGAAAGGTTCTTAGGTAATATGCCAGCCCTTAAAAGACTACGCAACCAAGTCACTGAGGCTGCAAGAGAAGGTTCTATCTTAGGTCTGGATGGTAGACATCTAAAAATTAGATCAGAACATGCTGCACTAAATACTTTACTGCAAGGTGCAGGAGCAATCATTTGTAAAGAATGGTTAGTTCAAATAACTAGGATAATAAATGAAAGAGGGGTAGATGCTAAACTTGTTGCATCTATTCACGATGAGTATCAGTTTGAAGTTAGTATAAAAGATACTCTTAATTTCTGTAGAATAACTAAAGAGGCTATCTTAGATACGTCTCGTAACCTAGCTGTTGTGTGTCCACTTGACTCGCAATATAAAGTAGGCAAGACATGGGCAGAGACGCATTAAACTTATTGACATCTTTGCTTACTTGTAGTATCATACACAAACCAATTACAATGGAGAACAACATGACAAAATCAGTAGATAATAAAATTCTTCGTGCTTTGAAGAAGGGCATGAGAGTAACCCGTAAGACAGCTATTGAAAGAGGCTGGTGTGAGAACCTTACCGCCGCTATCTCTCGCCTACGTCAGAAAGGATATGTTATTGAAGCAGTCAAGGCAATGACCCCAGACGGTGATGCGTACACTCGCTATCGTCTAGTAGCGTAATGTCTTACGCCCGAGAGTATTCCGTAGGCAAAAAAGCAGAAGATTTATTTAAACAATCAATGGAAGATTTAGGATGGCTCGTTTATGATGCAACAAAAGAGGAAAACATTAAGAAGCACATAGACTTTCATCTAGTAAGTAGTAAAGAAAATAAATTTTTCTCTGTCGATGTTAAAGCTCAGAAGAAAACTAACCGCTCAGATAATAAAGTAAATGACGAGTGGCTATGGATTGAGTTTGTGAATGTTCGTGGCGCTTTTGGGTGGTTACATGGAGAGGCAGACGAGATTGCCTTTGAAAGAAACACAGATTTTCTTATGATTAATAGAGAAAGGTTAAAAGAATTTGCGTTTAAAAAAGTAGAAAACATAGACGTAGAACGAGCCTCAGATGCTAAGTATAAATTCTACAGCCGAAGAGGTAGAAACGACCTACTAACTCAAGTATCAGTTGATGACTTGATGAAAGAAGTAGAGTACAAATTAATTGACAAAGATTGTTGACTTATAAGATACCGCATGTTATAATGTGTGTTCTTGTGTAGTAGACAAGATAGAAACTAAATTTAGAAACTCAAGGAGAAAATAAAATGGCTAA